GCGGTAGAGGAGAATTTGCCACAGAACAAACAGGCGGTTCAGCTACAACTGATGCCAACGGCAATAAAACTGATGCAACAGAAGGAACCACAACAGTAGGACCAAACGGCGAAGAAAAGAAAACTCCACCTACTGAAGTAATTTATAAAGACAGCAAGAATATTGTAAAAAATGTTTTAGAACAGTATCGTTCTTATAATACAGTCTGGTCATTGTTTATCTTAACACCAGACGAATATGCCAAACCCGATGACACTTTTATGAAAAGCGAACCTTTGATCAATGTTATCAAAGGAGCAGGTGGAAGTCAAAACGTTGATGGTGCAACTGCTGGAAGAAGAGTTACAACGCAGATGGAAGATAAACTTGGCAGGGTAGAATATTACATCGACAATGTTGAGATAGAAAGTCTACTTGGTAACAGTGGACCAACCAGAGTACCACCAGTTCACCAATTTAGATTTGAAGTAACAGAGCCATACAGTATGGGACAGTTTTTGGAATCACTACAGGTTGGAGCCATAACAGCAGGATATATGTCTTACATAGATGCACCTGTGTTATTAATGTGCGAGTTTATTGGACACACCGACGATGACAGAACTGTAAGAGTTGCAAAAAGATATTTTCCAATGCAGATGATGGCCGCAAACATGACAGTAGATGCCGGTGGAACAAAATATGCTTGTGAAGGCATTGGTAAGTCAGGTAATATGTATAGAGATTCTGTGCAAACTTTAACAACTGATGTTATGATTGTTGGAGGTAGCGTAGAAGAAGCATTACAAAGTGGAAGTCAAAGTTTATCAAGAGTACTAAACACTACTCTGTTAGAAAGAGAAGCAACAGAAACTCAGCAATTTGCTGATGAATATATTATTATGTTTCCTAAGGAAGAACAACTTGCCAGTAACAGTAACCCTGGTGAAGATCAAGGCAGTGGCGACAAAGCAACTTATGATCCTAAAGAAGTATTTGAATCTAGATACGGTGAAGGCCAAGGTAAACAAATTGTAAACTATGAAGACTGGATACAACACATCACAGGATTTAGTGTTAAGCGATCCAATACATCAGATGCTCTAAGAGCCAACACGGTTGAGTTAGAAACTATTAACAACATAGGAAAAGCTAAACTGTTAGAAGACAAACTAGGCAAAGGCGGAATTAAGCCAGGCACATACTACGGAAGTTATGATGCTAAGAAAGGTGTCTTTGAACAGGGCATGATTACAATACCTAGTGATAAGAGAGCATTTAAGTTTACCAAAGGAACAAAGATAAATCAAATAATTGAAGAAATGGTAATAGCTAGTCAGTACGGAAAAGACTTAACTAAAAAACCTGTTGATGCTAAAGGGTACAGAGATTGGTTCAGTATTAAAGCAATGATGTTTCAACTTCCTGTAAAACAGGTAGAATCAATCAAAGCTAGAATGCCTAGGATCTATGTCTTCCAAGTTATTCCTTTCAAGGTCCATGCAAGTCTATGGATGGCACCGGGTGATGTTGCACCAGGAACCAAAGAGCTGTTAAGAGAAATTAGAAAAGAATACAATTACATTTACACAGGTAAAAACAAAGACGTACTAAATTTTGACATCAAATATAACTTTGCATTCCTTACAAGAACTCCACAGGACAAAGGTCAAGGAGCTCGACAGGAAGGAGATGCCGAAAGTGCTAGTGCTAAGAACAACAACCAAGTAGCAGGTGTTGAAAATAAATCAACTGGAACAAAAGTAGAACCTGATTCTAATCCGTTAAAGCCAATTGGATCTCTTGATGTACAACAGATAACAACAGGCATGGGTGCAACGGGTATAGATGCCAAGGATAAGATAGCTAGAGATTTCCATTCTGCATTGATGAATGCCAAGGTTGACTTGGTTGAATGTAACATGAATATTTGGGGCGACCCGTGGTTCCTAAGTGATAGTGGAATAGGAAACTATCAAGCAGAACCAGGACCAGTCATGTTTGACGACAAGACAGGACAAATGGATTATATAAGACAGCAGGTGTTTGTTAATGTAGTATTTAGAACACCGTTTGATTACAATTCTGTTGAAGATGGCGGTATGCTTAAAGTAGCAGGGGAAGGTGCAACAGTTAAACAGTTTAGTGGTCTATATAGAGTAGTTTCAGTAAACTCCTCGTTCACTAACAATCAGTTTACACAAGATTTAAAAATGCTTAGAATGCCTAACCAAACAGATCTTGACACAAAAGATAAACCATCTAGCTCAGATGTTGGACCAACAAAAGAACAGACAGGTAAAACAGATTTAAATTCTCCACCTGACAGAGCTGGAGAAACAAAAACAGCAAAAAGCCAAACTAATACAAAAGAGTTTACTGGAAAGAGCATATCAGAACAACAGAAAATTTTAGCAGATATTGTTAACCAAGCCAAAGAAGGCACATTAACTGATCTTATTGGTAACGGTGAAGCACCAGGAGAGTTTACAACACTAGCAGGTAAACTTGAAAGCCTTGGTACAGACGTAGCTGAAAAAATAGCCGCAGTACGAAACAGAAACTTTAATACGGATATAGGAACATAATGTCTGATCTTCCACAAAAGAATCAACAGATTGATAGAGTAAGTAAGCACACTGAACCTAAAGGTTCACCAGGTCCCTACGAAGCTAGAGTTGTTAACAATCTTGATCCTGAATTCCACGGTGCTTTAACAGTACAGCTAATAAAAACAAATACAGACAGTAACGTTCCGTTTGCAGAAGGAGAATTATATACAGCAAAATATCTTTCACCCTTTGCAGGTAACACCCCATTACACGCCAACACGGAAAACAACGGATACAGAGATAGCCAACAGTCATATGGATTCTGGGCTGTTCCACCTGATGTAGGTACAAAGGTACTTGTAATTTTTGCAGAAGGTAACCCCAACTTATGTTATTGGTTAGGATGTATCAATGACAAGTTTATGAACTTTAGTGTTCCTGGCAATGCATCAACAACAAACCATATAGGATCACCAGACAATCTTAGAGGAAAGAAGCTACCCGTAGTTGAATACAACAAAAAAGTTGAAACAGCAGTTGGCTTCGACCCAACAAAATTTTTTAAACCGTATCAACAAAAATTTGTTGAAAACCTGCAGACCAGAGGTCTGCTCGAGGACGAGACCCGCGGTACGACTTCGTCGTCCGCACGGCGTGAAGTACCTAGTGCAGTTATCGGCATAAGCACTCCTGGACCTGTAGACAAAGCCAAAGGTGCTCCTAAAACTAGAGTAGGATCTAAGGAAGATTTTGCAAGTATTTTTAAAGCAAGACTTGGCGGAAGTAGTTTAGTGTTTGATGATGGTAATGACAAATACCTAAGAAGAAAAACTGCAAGTGAAGGTTCACCTGATTATGCAAATGTTAATTTAAATGAGCTAGATGGCAAACCAGATTTATTGCATAATGAACTTGTACGTTTACAAACAAGAACAGGTCATCAAGTATTATTACACAACACAGAAGATTTAATTTACATTGGTAACAGCAGAGGAACAGCTTGGATAGAATTAACAAGTGATGGTAAGATAGATATATTTGCTGAAGACTCAATCAGTATGCATACTAAAAATGATTTCAATCTAACAGCAGATAGAAACGTAACAATTGAAGCTGGTGCTAATCTAAGTTTAAAAGCATCAGGAGATTATATAGGAACAAAAATTACTAAAGGTAGAGTACAGATAGAATCAAGCGAAAACACAAATGTATTAGTAGGTGGTAGCACACAAATCACAACAACGTCAAATTTTGATGTTAACACAACCGGAGCAAACAAACTTACAGCAGGTGGATCAATTGATATACTCAGTGGAGGCAATCATACCGAAACAGCGGCCAACATTCATATGAATGGTCCACAGGCGGCCACAGCTTCTACAGTATCAGCATTGAGTACACACAAGATTCCAGGACATATGACTCATAGCATACTTGCACAACGTTCACCACAGCACGAACCTTGGACACACCACGAAAACTTAAACCCATTGGCATTTAAAATTGCACTTACGGATAGAGATGTTGTTACAACAGTAACCAATCCTTTACCAACTCCAAGTACAGCCGACATCTTCAAGAAGGAGTTTTCCGCATAGGTAAATAGTATTATGGCAGACTTATACAAAAAAATCACAGTACCAGCAGGTGAAAGAAACAAAGCAGTTACATCAAATCGCTCTTACAAAGGTATCAGTACGGTTAATCCAAACAATAATAGTCCTACTTTGTTCGATCTGTCTCTTATTAAGCAAGATTTAATAAATCACTTCCACATTAAGCAAGGTGAGAAGCTGATGAATCCAGAATTTGGCACAATTATATGGGATGCCATATACGAGCCGTTAACAGAAGATATGAAAGAAGCAATAGCGAAGAACGTTTCAGACGTTGTAAACAGCGATCCTCGTGTAGTTGCTAACAAAATAGAGATAGATTCGTACGAAAGCGGAATTATAATTGACGTAGATTTAATGTTTTTGCCCTATAATATATCAGAAAAACTAAGGCTTACATTTGATGAGGAATCTGCACAGTTTTAAGTACGCACTTTATGAATTACCATAAATAGTATTAACAAGGAACACAAATGTCATCAACAAATAGACAAAACAGATTATTGTTAGCTGAAGATTGGAAAAAGGTCTATCAGTCATTTAGAAACGCAGAGTTCAAATCTTACGATTTTGATAACTTGCGTAGAACAATGATTAATTATCTGCGTCAAAACTACCCAGAAGATTTTAACGATTACATTGAATCAAGTGAATACCTTGCATTAATTGATCTTATTGCGTTCCTAGGACAAAACCTTGCATTTAGAGTTGACATGAATGCTAGAGAAAACTTCTTAGAATTAGCAGAACGTAGAGAGTCTATCTTACGTCTAGCACGTTTGCTGTCTTACAATCCTAAAAGAAATCAAACAGCAAATGGATTACTTAAATTTGAAAGTGTTGCTACATCAGAGTCTGTTGTAGATTCCAACGGAACTAACCTAGCAAGCCAAACAATTTTATGGAATGATCCGTCAAACTCAAACTGGAGAGAACAGTTTGAAAAAGTACTTAATGCGGCACTACCAACAAACAGTATTGTAGGGAAGCCAATTAAGAAAAGTGTAGTTGAAGGAGTTCCAACGTTCCAATACAGATTTGATGCAAACAATACAGACGTTCCTGTTTATACTTTTAGTAAAAACGTTGACGGAAAGAATATGCAGTTTCAAATTACATCAACAGATGTTAACAATGGTATTATTTCAGAAGAAGCACCATTACCTGGAAACAGTTTAGGATTTTTATACAGAGATGATGGTAGAGGTCCAGGATCAACTAACACAGGATATTTTTCACACTTTAGACAAGGTGTGCTAGACACTGGTACATTTAATGTACAGAGTCCAAGTACTAATCAAACAATTGGCCTCGAAGCAACAAACATTAACAACACAGACGTTTGGCTTTATAAGTTAAACTCAATTGGTGCTGAAGATGAAGCATGGGCAAAAGTTGATTCACTAGAAGGTAACAACATTGTTTATAACAGCTTAAGAAAAAGTGTTAGAAACATTTATAGTGTTTTAAGTAAAACACAAGATAAGGTAGACTTAATCTTTAGTGATGGAACATTTGGTAACTTACCGCAAGGAAACTTTAGAGTTTACTACAGAACAAGTATCAATGATAGATACAATATTGTTCCTGCAGATTTAGTTGCTATCAGTATTGTAGTACCATACACTTCTAAAGCTGGTAATCCAGAAAACTTAACACTTTCATTGGAGTTAAAATATACTGTAGACAATGCAACTACCAGTGAGTCAAATGCAAGTATTAGAGAAAATGCTCCAAGTACTTACTATACACAGAATAGAATGGTTACTGGTGAAGACTACCAAGTTAGTCCACTAGGCATCAGTCAAGAAATTATTAAAGTAAAAAGTGTAAACAGAACAAGTAGTGGTATTTCAAGATACTACGATTTATTAGATGCTACAGGAAAGTATTCAAGTACTAACTTGTACGGTGCTGATGGTATTGTTTACAAAGATGATTTTACAGAAAAGAATTCATTTAACTTTACAACTAAAACAGATGTACAAGGAGTTATTGCAAATACTATAACACCTATTCTAAGTCAAAAGCAAATGTTAAATTACTATTTGACAAACTTTCCAAAGACACTAGTTGCTGACTTAGGTGCTAAATGGGAAAGCACAACTACATCAACAAATATTTCAACAGGTTCATTTAAAGATAGCCAGGATACTACTTTACAAGTAGGATCTTTTACAAGTAGTGCGTTAAAATTTATTGAAGCAGGAACGTTATTAAAATTTACTGCTCCAACAGGATTTCACTTTATGGCAGACAACAGTCATAAACTTATGGCTGGCACCACAAACCATCCTAATGCAATTACTTACAAATGGGTTAAGGTTGTAAGTGTAACTGGTGATGGTAGAACTAACAATGCAGATGGAACAGGACCTATAATATTTAATG